ATTTATTTTTTAATAGAATATATAACAGATCATAAACATTAAGATTAAAAATAATAATACTGTAAATTCATTTAATAATAGATCTTTTATTTCCTGTTTTAATCTTAGTTTTTTCTTTTTCATGTTTCATCCCTCCTCTATCTTATATATTAATTATAATATATAATAATAAATAAGTCAATATATTTTTACATTTTATTTTTTTATTTTTCTTTTGGTATTTTCTGGATCCCTCCCTCCTGGATCTGCTTTTCTGGATCTGTCTTTTCTTTTTCTTTTGGTATTAAGTGCGGCGCGGTTGTTGCGCTATTTATTAATTATTATATTGTTATTTTAACCGCCGCCGTCCCTGAGTCCCTCCCTCCTAGATTTAAGATCGACACCCTACCTCATTTTCTAGCCCTCTAGCAAATTTTTTATAAAAAACACCTCTCCTACAAAATTGACTAATCACTCAATCAATGCTATAATAAACTTACAAGAGATAAAAAGTCTATGACACTACACTAGTGATATACAACCCCACATATCATTAGTGTAGTGTCATAGAAACAACGCAATATGCTATTCTAAAGACACAACATAGCACCTATAAAGAATATAGAGGTGAAAGAGAGTGATGAACTCTCTAATGTAGATTTGTGGTTAGATTATGCAAGTATATGTTAGAGAGTCCATTACTATGTTAAAAATTGGTGCTGAGCCAATAATATTAATATAGTTTATGGAGATAAGGTAAATGAAAAAAGATGTTGTGCAAATGCTAAAGATATACAAGCCTATATCTGGACTTGATTGGATGAATTACAAATTAGTTAGAAAAGATTTAACTTTTCACCATATAATAAAAGCTGAACATCAAGGAAAGAGGGTGATTTCTAACGGTGCATTGCTTATGCCCGTTGCCCCGGCACACCAGTACCTTCACTTAATTGAATATAAAGACATAAAAACATATAATGCTATTAACAAGATATTTAGATATGTAAATGACCAAGAGTATGAACCAACAAGAGAACAAAGAGAAATAATAGAGTATTTGCTAAGAGAGTTTGAGAAAATACATAAATGGGACAAAAACTCAAAAGGAAAACTATTAATACAACATGAATATAAACAAAGATGTTTGTAGATAGCATTAGGAATAGATGTAAAGATTGCATATTCCATTGGTGCTTATAAAAGTGCCAACGCGATTCGTAATTCGCGCATATTATAATTAACCCCTTTTTGTAAGCTCGGCATTTTGTCGAGTTTTTATATTGCATTTTATCATGTAATATGTTAAAATATAATTAGTTAGGGTAGGTTATCGGCTGGGACGAGGAGATTGTATGAGTGTTATTGATGATAGAATGAGATTTGATACTTTTAATGATTTTTATATAAGAAGAAAGATTATCAAAGGGTTATTTGAGAATTTAAATGCAGATGATAGAGAGATTTATAAATATTATCTCTATGCGAATAGTTTGTTATCTGAAATGAAGAAAGATTGCATGTGGGAATATTTAGTTGAGCCCATGAATTTTTATACAACAGGAGAACGCGATTTAAGGCGATATTACAACAAAGGAAGTGATACGATTGGATATAGAGGAAGAGATACGAAATAGAATTAGTGATACAGAAAATTTAATAAATAAAGTTAAAGACAAGACAACTTTTGCATATTTAGTTGGTGTTTATTCTTTAAAATGTGATTATGAGAGTATAGGTGATATGGATAGTGCATGTCATTATGCGGATATAGTAATTGATTTGTTGCAAGGAAATAAAGTTGTTTATAAAGATAATGCAAAAAATCGTGAAAAGATTAATAATATGTGGGTTACAAGTTATGATACAAAGGCAAGAAATGGTGACTTTGAATCATTTTGTATCGCCTTAGAGTGGAATAGACCTATACATAAGCAGTTTTATCTACCTAGAGCGAAGTTATTAAAAAAGCATGGTGTTATACAAGGCATTCAAGATTTAATTGATGATAAATTAGACTTGTTGGTATTAAACGAACCGCCTCGTGTTGGTAAGACAACTGTAGGGTTGTTTTTGCAAGTATTGTTAGGTGGAATGTGTCCTGATGAAAGTATTTTAGGTGCTGGTCATAGTGTAAGTTTGATTCAATCTTTCTATAGTGAAATTATGAATATAATAGAAAGTGAAGAATATCGTTATCGTGAGATATTTCCAAATAATCATATTGCGAATAAAAGCGCGGAATATTTATACATAGACTTAAATAAACCTAAACGTTTTCATACTTACAATTATGTTTCAATAGAAGCAGGTGGTACGGGTAAGGTTCAGGCGGAAAGATTACTATATTGTGATGACTTGATTAAAGGTAAGGAACAGGTTAATAACCCAGACGTATTGGAAAAGTTATATTATAACTACACGTCAACGATTAAAGATAGGAAAATACAAAGACTTTGTAAAGATGGTGTTTATAGAACTTGTCCTGAGATACATATTTGTACGCCGTGGTCATTACATGATGTTACAAGTCGTGTAGTGCAAAATGCTAAAGATAGTGGAGATATGGATAGAGTTCGTATTGTATCTGTACCATGTTATGATGAAAATGGCGAGAGTAATTTTATGTATGATTATGGAAAAGGTTTTGATACCAAATATTACAAAGAAATGGAATTAGCCGAAGATCCAGTTATATTTAGTGCTAAATATCTTATGACACCTGTGGAAAGAGATGGTTTGGTGTTCAATAAAGATAATATCAGTTTCTATCATGATTTACCGGGAGAAGAACCAGATAGAGTAGTTGGTTATGCTGATGTTTCGCATGGTGGGGATGATTATTTTAGTCTACCAATAGGATACGTTTACGGAAATGAAATATACATTGAAGATGTACTTTTCAAGAACAAATTTGGTGGGGATGACTATATTAGACCTTATGTGCGAGATATAATAATCAATAATAAAGTAACAAGATTAGGCGTTGAAAAAAATAATGGTGGCGATTTCTTTTCCGATTTAATTGCAAATGATTTAAAAGCCAAAGGATATTATTGCAATATTACAACACATAATGCACCTACTAATAAAAAGAAATTGGATAGAATACTAGCATGTCAAAATGAAATAAAAGGTATAGCTGTTGAGGACAATACATATAAGGTTTATTTCAAATCTCCAGATTCTATTAAAGGTAATATACAATATCAAGAGGCTATGCGACAATTATATAATTGGAATCAAAACAAATCGGCACAAAACAAACAACATGATGATTTTCCTGATAGTCTTGCTGGTTTAATAACTAATGTGTTAAATAGTACAAAAAGTTTAGCCAAAACGATAAACGGAAGTGGGTGGTTATAAATGAGAGATACATATACTGTTTATGAACATGTGTTTCCTAACGGTAAGAAATATATTGGTATTACTTGTCGTGATTTAAAGAAAAGATGGAAAGGTGGACTACGTGGTTATGACCATAACGATTATATGCAAAACGCCATAAAAAAATATGGATGGGAGAATGTAAAACATAATGTTTTGGCAAGTGGTTTATCAAAAGAGGTTGCTGAAAATGAAGAAATAAGATTGATCGCTCTATATGATTTAACTAATCGTAACAAAGGTTACAATTTAGAAAAAGGTGGTAAAGCCGCTAATAGAATAACAGAAGAAACTCGACAAAAATTAAGAGAAAAATGTTCTGGTAAGAACAATGCGAGATATGGTGTAGAAGTTAGTAAGGAAACCCGTGAAAAGATGAGAAAAGCAAAACTAGGGACAAAGCAAACTAAAGAACACAGGTTTAATATAATGTGTGGTGAGGGTAAACGTACTGCACAATATGACTTATATGGTAATTTCATAAAAGAATGGCACTCTACTAGAGAGGCTAAAAGAGAGTTGCATATACATGGTATAGATAAATGTTGTAGAGGTGTACAACAAACTGCCGGTGGTTATAAATGGAAATATTTATAAAAAGTTAAAAATAGTATTGACTTATTATTTATATTATGTTAATATGTATATAGACATCGAGATAAATGTCTAAACAATACTCCAAAA